TCAGAAATGTTTAAATTAGATATGAATATTGGTGATATTCTAGCTAAGAAAGGTATATTTAGTATGGATTATCTTGAAACAAAATTAATTTCAGCATTCAATTCTGTACAAATACCTATTGAACAGAAGAAAATTGGTGATGCTATAATTCCTTTACGTATTCAAGCTTCAAATATTACTAAAGGCATTCCTACCATCTTTCAAAAAAATGTCCCTGTTATCAAAGCTATTTTAGCATCTTCATGTATTCCCTTTGTTTTTCGACCTCAACAAATTAATGATTCTTTATATGTTGATGGTGGATTCCTAACTAATGTTTTGATGACAATAATTCCTGAATCCGAACATGATAAAACTCTTTCTTTTTCTATTATTCATTCAGATCCTCATATTAGTCCAGCAAAATTAAAAACTATGAATCCAGTAGATTATGTCTACAAAATGTATAAGACATCTTGCTTATATGAACGCAAAAAGACTCCTATGAAAAACAATCTAGATTTATTTTATGATAAGGGGAATGGTTTGACATCATGGACAACAATTGAACAAGATGAAATGATATTAGTTGGACGTACTTTGACTCAGAACTTTTTGACCGAGCGCGGCTACTAAGAAAGCATCAAAATTTAATGGATCAGGAACAGCTTTTAATTCAACGACTTTGTTATGCGTTTCTAATTTGAATGTAGGATATGCTTGAATTTTATACAGTGCTGACTTACCTTTATTTGCTTCAGCATTCACATCTTCGAATGAAATTGTATATCCTCCATAAGTTGCTGGTTTATTTTTTAATTGTTGTTGAAATGATTTCCATGGTTTGAGAGCGCTTTTACACCATGGACACCATGAAGTATAAAAAAACATAAATCTTGCTTGTTTAGGTTCTAAACCATTATGTTCTAAAGGTGGATCTTCAAGAATTAATTTTGATGCTGGAAAGTTTCCGGTAACTAAATGATAAATTCCTACTGTAGCACCAAAGACTAAAAAAACAATACATAATGAAAGAAGTATTTCTCTCATTTACGAAAGTCCGGATATAAAAGTTTAGCTTCCTTTTGTCTCTTAGCAAACCATAAACGATATGCTTCTACTTGAGTGATACCTTCTGCGAGTTTTGCTGCAATCCACCATGTTTGATATTCTGATTCCCATGGTTTTGGTTTAATTCTGTACCAGACTCCTTTGTACCTGAAAATCCTAACCATTTCTTGAGACGTTTCCATAGGGACGGTGGTTTTGAGAACTGATTCCATTGCTTAATTGTATACGTGTTACTCATAGATAGGTTACATCGTGAACATATAGGAACTAGATTCTGAATTGTTGTTTGACCACCATGAGATTCAGGAATATCATGACCACATTGAAAATCAAAGACTGAAATTCGATTCTCACACCATACAATTCGACATTTCTTTTCAAACTTTTTTCCCATATGAGATAACCAAACTTGTTCACGCAAAGCTTTTGGAATTTTATCTTTCATTATAGGTTAAGGTATCTTCATCTAAAATGGAATAATTTTTATGAATTTGACAAAAAGAAAGATGGAGATTCTGGAAGAACCGTATGAACGCTATGAGCGTATTACAGATATTATTCGAGAACTGGAAACAAGTTCTCCTGTACGAAAATCAGCAGCATGGTATAATCTACATTCTGATTTAATGAATTATTATCGTGAGAATCTGGGATTGTACGCAGATCTTCATCCAGAAGTTCTGAATCCAGGATTTCGTAAAAAGTTGGAAGACTTGGATGAATTGCATGATAAACTACTGAGAGAGTATAATACCTATCAGTGGTTCTCTACCTATGATTATTTGAGATACAATGAAGGTATTAAATGGATTGTGGATTGGCTGACATCTGATGATATTAGTGATCTTCTTGAAGTATTTAAGTTTTAAGTTAAGCAGGGAAACCTACTAGACCAGCACCAATACCGAATCCAGCACCAGTACGTGCGGAAGCTCCTACAGAAGGAGCATAAATATCAAGGATGGCAAAGGTACATAAGGCTACTAGAGAAATCATGGCGATCTCGGAGAGTTTGAGAACTTTCCCAGGAAGGAGGTATGCGGCAACGGCTACAGCCAGACCTTCAAGAGCATATTTAATCGCACGAGTTAACAGATCCGACATCATAGAAGATCCTTGAGGTGCTCCTTTTTCCATTTATATTCAAGAAAGGAATAAAAGTTAGTAATAATGAGGTTAACATATAGTTCCTCTATTGACGACGATGTAAAAAAGAAATGGAAGATTTTTAACGCTGGTGAACGACAATTTGATTTTTTAGTAATGGCATATTTGAACTCTCCGGATGGATGGTCCCAACAAGGATACTTCTTTGAACCAGTTGAGCGTGATGCTCATGTAAATATTACTTTATCATCAACCAGAACAATCGAGAAAGAATGTCCTGGAATTCGAGGATTATCTTGTGCTGAACTTGGAGGACGACGAATGTATTTGAACGCAGAACGATGGTTTACAGGTGCTCCAAAATCAGGTCTAAACTTAGATGATTATCGTCAATATATGGTATCACATGAAATTGGACACATTCTAGGTCATGATCATGAGAAGTGTCAGTGTTCTGGATGTCGTGCTCCTATAATGATGCAACAAACCTTGGGACTCAATGGATGTTCACCGAATACAAATATCAACTATAAATAAAATGATGTGTGAAAAGAAACCACAAGATGTGGGTATAGCATTATTTGTTACAACAATTGTTATTTTTGCTTTTGGATCAACGTTTTATGGTCTATATCGATATGCGTTTAATATGGTGAAAGATGAAAGTTATTATTCGCCTTGGTTTGTTACTAATCATCTAATTTTAGGAGGAAATATTTTACAAGTAGCTTCTTTAGCTGGTGTTCTTTATTTTACACAATTTATTACTAATTCTACCGCACAACTTCTAATTATTGCTTCTGTATTTCTTATTATGATTATTGTTCTCTATTTAACAAATTATGACTTAACCGATAAAGCTTCTGCATGGAGTGGAATGGTTCTTTTAGTAATTGATCTGTATATCAAAGTAACTGCTATTTTTATGGGATTTGGTGTATGTACGGTGGATCAAATTCCTGGATCTTTAGCTAGTATGGGAAGAACACTTGGAGGGTATAAACGACGTTAATTTCTTTCGGTAATGTAAATGGACAAGATAGGTTATACGGCCTTTACGGCAGTTGGAGTATGTTTAATTGGAGCTGGTCTAGCATTCCAAATTCTCTATATTGAACATAATCAAAATGATGAACTGGGATATCTACCTCATCAAATTGTTTCCATTATTTTTAATACAGTCGTTGTTGTCTACTTACTATTCAATTTAATGATTTATCGACCTTTTGAATCTCAAATAGCTATTGGAGTTTCTACTCTAGCATTATTAGTTGGTTTTGCTTTAGAAATTTATTCTACTCAGTTTTCAGTTTCTCCAGCAATGCAAGGAGTTTCGTACGCATTTGCTGGTATTAATGCTCTGGTTCGATTATATCTTCTGATCAGTGTACGATGTGGATCTTATGCTACATCAATTCCTGATGCTGTGAAAAAATTATTGGACGCAGCTAAAGTAGATCCTAGATTACCAGGTGCTGATAAAGTTGCTGCTGCTGTAGCAAAAGAAGTTACTGCTCAAGGTTCTCAAGTTGCTGAAATAGATCCTCAACGATTGTATCAAAGTATTATGTCAAATCTTGGTTCACTACTACCAGATGATAAAAGAAATGAAGCTAAAGATGCAGTGAAAAAAGGGTTAGGTTTACCAACTGGAAGACCTCAAGGTGGACGTAGGCGTTAAAAATGGCTTTCATAAACTGAACATAAGTAAGTAAAATGCCTGAGACTCTGGACAAAACGGACCTAGACGGAAAAGTAATTGATTATCTTGAAGAGGATGCTGAAATTCCTACGCAAAGATATGGAATCATTTCTTTTCTTTCTCCCGAAAAAGTGATTAAACAGAAGAATCAGTTTATGCACGAGAAATTCATTCAATGGCTAGAATATGATTGGAAAATTGAAGGTATGGAACGTCTGATGGATTTTATGGCAAAGAAATATTCTCTAAAAATTGATGATCTAATGAAAGATATGCAAGAGTTTACCAAAGTCCATAATGCCGATATTAAGAAAACCGATGTTATGGAAAAGTATCAAGTATTTCTTCTAAAATGTGAAAAGGATCTTGAGACGGAATTCACGGAGAAAAACGAGTTCCAAACTAATGTACGTGGAGTCAAAATTCGTCGTATTTTTGCGAATCTAGAAGAAGCACAGATGTACTGTAAAGTACTTCAACGCAAGTACCCACGCGATAATCTTTACCTAGGTAAAGTGGGATGTTGGCTACCTTGGGATCCTTCTGAACATGTAATGCCTGAAGTTGAATATGCTGAAAAAGAACTCAATGAGATGATGCGTAAATACAAGGAGAATGAGACAAATAAAGATATCTTTTTTGAAGAGCGTAAGAATGAGAAGATTGAAGAACAACGCAAAGAGAATGCTAAGCGCAAGGCTGAACTTGCTGATAAGGGTCAAGCTGAACTAAAAGATGTAGCTAATGCTCTAGAAAATGCTCCAATTCATCCTGCTGAAGGTGGACAACGTGAAGAACTAGATTAATATAAGGTCCAATTAGCTCCTGTAGGAATTTGAAGATCAAGTAAACCAGTTAGATTCATTTTACCTCCAGTTATTTTTAACGTTTGCAATTGTGGGTACATTGACGGAGGGATATTAAGAGTTGTAATACTAGTTCCGGTAAGATCTAGTCTTGTCAACCCAGAACCTTCAATCTTTAATTTTGCTAGAGTAGGTGGTAAAAAAACAAAGCCAGTCAATGCAGAACATCCAGATACATCTAAGGAAACTAATTTAGGTGACAACATAAGAGAAGATAATCCGGTAGATCCTGGTACATCTAAAGAAGTTAATAAAGGACATGCTGACACATCTAAACTTGTTAAATTAGAAGGAACTCCACCAAGAGTTGTTAATTTAGAACCAAATGTAAGACTAGAAGGACCAGTAGCTGCGATAGTAAGTTTAGGAATATTTGGAATTGTCCATGTTGGGTTAGTATTATTAAATGCGATATGAACTTCAGCTAATGAAGTAGGATATGTTCCGGTAATACCCGTTATACTTTGATGAGGACTTGTTTGCCGCATTATTATAGAAGTTAATGAATTTGAGCCTGAAATAGTTACAATAGAACCACAGTTTTTATCTCGTACAGATTGTGTAGAAGAATTTGACGTAAAAGTAAATACGTTAGATGTAATGGGTGAGGTTCCCCAATCAATAGACGCAGTTGCTCCAGGTGGACCTGATAAGTATATTACATCAAACCTTCCACCAGTTACACCGACTTGTAAAGAAAATGTGTTTGAAACAGGAGCAGCTGCTCCTTTAGGAGACTGTTTTAAGTTTAATCCAAATTTTAACGGTCCTAATTCTGTCATTTATTTAAAACGCAGAAATTAATACAAAGTCCAATTGGCTCCTCGAGGAACAGGATATGAAAGCAATCCTGATAATTTCATTTTAGCTCCAGTTAAATTTAACCTTCTTATTTGTGAATACATTGAGGGCGGTAAATCAAACGTTGCAATACTAGTTCCCGTAATATCTAATTCAGTTAACCCAGAACCGTCAATTTTTAATGTTGTTAATGCAGGAGGTAAAGAAACGTTAGTTAATGCAGAGCATCCGGATATATTTAAATATACTAATTTGGAGGGTAAGTTAAGTGAAGATATTATTGTAGATCCTGCTAATGTTAAATTTGTAATTAAATTACATCCTGTTAAATTTAAACTAGTAATCTTAGATAAACTTGGTAAAATTGTTATTGACGAACAACCGAATAAATCTAAATTAGTAATATTAGGTAAATTTTGTAAAGATGTTAATTTAGTATTATTGTTTAGTGTAAGAGTTTGTAAACTAGTTGGAAAAACAGTTCCTGAAACTCCAATTCCTGGAGGACAAATTAACGTTTGTAATGTAGACGGTAATACAGGTAAATTTATTAAGCGAGTACATGCTGATATGTCTAAACCTGTAAGACCAGAAGTTGGTAATACCAAACTACTTAAAGAAGGACTTGCAACATTTAATAAACCTTGTAACCCGGTACACCCGGCTAAATTTAAACTGATAAGTGTAGACGGAATACCAGTAATTCCAGTTAAGTATTTTTCACCAGATAAATCAAGAGTTTTTAATGATGTAGATAATGTTAATTCTAATGTTTGTAATCCTGATGGTAATCCAGAAATTCCTGTAATTCCGCTAGGAGTTGATAATTCCAGTAATCCAGTAGGTAATGTAGGAATTGAAGAAATATTTGGTGGAAGTTTTAGTGAAATTATTCCTGTAGGTAATGTAGGTAAGGTTGTTAGTAAAGTACACTTAGATAAATCTAATGTAGTTAATCCACTAGGTAATGTAGGAAGTGAAGTAGTTCCAGGTGGAGCTTTATACGTAACTAATGCGGAAGGTAAACTGGTTGGAAATGTTGTTAATAAAGTACACTTAGATAAATCTAATGTAGTTAATCCAGTAGGTAATGTAGGAAGTAAAGTAGTTCCAGGTGGAGCTTTATACGTAACTAATGCGGAAGGTAAACTGGTTGGAAATGTTGTTAGTAATGTGCAATTAGATAAATCTAATGAAGTAATTCCATTAGGTAAAGATGGTAATGTTGTTAGTAAAGTACAATTAGATAAATCTAATGAAGTAATTCCATTAGGTAAATTTGGTAATGTTGTTAATTTAGTACATTTAGATAAATCTAGTGTAATTAATCCACTAGGTAAGGTTGGAAGTGAAGTAATATTAGGCGGGGCTCTAAACACAATTACTGATGCCGGTAAATCTGGTAAAGTTGTTAGTAAAGTACAAGAAGATGCATCTAATCCAGTTAAATTTGATGGAAATGCAATACTGGTTAAATTTGATCCTAAGATAAGAGTAGTTGGACCTATACCAGAAAAATTTAATTCAGGAATATTAGGTACAGTCCAATCTGGATCAACATAATTAAAATTAATGTTCAATGTTTGTAATCCTGATGGAAACGAGCCTTCAATTTTTCTTATTCTTGTTTTGGTTGCGTATCCTCTATCAACGTATCCAGGTCCTGTGGCAATTATAGTGAGGGTTTGCATAGAATTTTGTCCAGTTACATTAACTGTTGCCAATCCTGTAATTTGAAATTGTGTATTATTATTCGCATAGTAACTATTATAATTGAAATTTAGTGCAAGTCCGTTACCATATTGCGCATTAGTTGAATTCCAAGGATAAGAGTATGTTCTTGTTTGAGAATTAACTTTATAAGTTATGTCTCTAGTCATATCATTAGATCCTGTAAATTGTTTAATACAAGGCATTAATCCCTGATTTAACCATGTATACCCAGTCGTATTAATATCTTGATCCGTCATATACGGTGTTATGGTAAAGTTAAACGTACCATCATTTACAATAGCTTTGACTGTACGTTTTTTGTTCAGTCCAAATTTTAATGGTCCTAATCCTAACATTTATTTAAAACGCGCTAAAAATAAATAATGTCCTTAAATGCCAGTGCTCCTATTTTTGATCCGGTTAAAGCTCAAGCTGATCTCAGAGCACAAGCTGAATTAGAAGCAACTGCTACACGTGTTGCTGAAAAAGCTTTAGAAGGTCAAGGACGTCGTCGTAAGACTAAGTCTCGCAAGTCTCGTAAGACTTCTAAAAAGACTCGCTCTCGCAGACATCGTAGACGAGGAGGAGCTAGTTGTTCTGGAATGTAAACATAAACGTACATAGTAAATAATGAAGTTTTATCACTTATCAGATAAACCATTTACTAAACTCCGAAACCGGAAATTAGGAATTGGATTTAAACCTCCTGGAATATGGTTAGCTCCTTCTGGTGTATGGAAAAAATTTATTCAAGAAGAATTAGGTGGAGAAATACCCAAATATGAATATGAATTTGATATTGATATGACTAAAGTATTAACCTTAAAGACGTACAAAGATGTTTTTGAATTTCAAGAAAAGTATAAAGATAAGATTTGGAAATTTAATCAATATAATATTAATTGGGATCTTGTAAAAAAAGATTATGATGGTATCTATATTAAAAATGCTCAAATCAAAAAAGCTCGTGATGAATTTATGTGGTATTCTTCTTTTGATATAGAATCAATATGTATGTGGGCTAACCTTTCTTCACCCAAACTTGTGGACCTTTCTTAGTTTGTAATTTAGCAGCATCAAATTCATCACCGGCTAACATTGTGGATGAAAAAGGTTGATTTCCTTGCCAGAGACTGTCATCGCATAAATGGAAGCTCGGATGATCACTAGCTTTATACCAAAACACTTGATCTTCTAGTTTATTGGATTGTACACCGTTCACAATGACAAGACATTCAAAACGTTCTGTACATTGATCCATAAATTGTGAAAACATATCAAAGGTTGGAAACATACCAGCATAATTCTCGTAAATTCTTTTGCGATTGGAAATATTATTTTCTCGCAAAATAAAGACAAAATCAATATTTGTACGTAAATTAGGGGGAACACCTAGAGGGTACTGCATAGTAATCAGAGTAACCATATCAATGTGTCGACCGTTCATGAAAATATATCGCGTAGATTCTTCATTAATCCAGGACTTATCGTACAAACAATCATCCAAAATAAGAAACGCACGAGGATCTAATTGAGAATTACCGCCTCTTTGCTTCTTTTCATGATTACGTTGTTGCTTGACTGCCAACTGTCTCTTAATAGCATTCATTACAATTTCAGGTTTGTACTTATCATGAATTAACTTAGAAGGAACCATTTCTTGAAAAAAAGGATTGGCTACTTCTGTACCGGAAATTACTGTACCTACAGGAAAACATTCACGTGTATTTGCTAAAATATCACGAACTAAGAAAGATTTTCCAGTATCTTTTTTTCCAATTAGAA